AGTATTATTAGTGAAGTTCCTTTTCTTGATATTTATAAAAACAAACTAAACGAAGAACAAAAACTAAAATTAGCAAAAGCAAAGCTAGACTACTTTTTTGATAATACAGATCAGAAAGCAATTGATTACTACAGTGAATTAGAAAAAACAAAAGACTTTAAAGCTTTTGAACAAAAGATGAAGTTTGATAAGCCTGGGTATAAAGAAAATCGTTTCTTTATTATTGATGATGCTGGCTTAACTCTCAATCGTATTGACCATTATTGTAATATGTTTCAAGCTAAATATCCAAGATATACTATGGCCTGTGTAGACTATATCAATATTATTAGACATGAAGATCAGAAAGACTGGAAAAGTCAGATTACTATTGCGGAAAACTTAAAACTAATGAGTCGTAAATATGATTTAACAATGTTCTCACCTTATCAAATTGATGCAGGAGGCGAAGCACGCTTTGCTAAAGGTATTCTTGATTCTGCTGATCGTAGTTTTAATTTTTTCCCACCTGATGATAACACAGATCCAAATCGAGTAGCTGTTCATACAACAAAAATTCGTAATGGTAGAACAATGAATTTTGATATAGGTATGAACTGGGAGTGTACTAAAGTAGTAGCAACTGATTCAAACTTAATTAATGAAAAACCTTTTGCAGCCGCTAAGTATGGGAGTGAAGAAGATAAAGAGAAAAAACGCACAAGAGAAATTGAGCGTGATTTATGATAAAAAAAGGGTTGAAAAAAAGATGAGTGATTATATTGCGTGTAGATTAGCACAGGTTTTTATTGTAGTAGTGTTCGTTATGGGCATGATTAGTTTTGTACAGGAGTTTGTATTATGAATGGAATTGAAGTTGACTTCTGATCGCACAGTTTGGATTATATGGATGGTAGTTGTGCTAATTACAGTAGCAATGTTGCCGTTTGTGGTGCGTATGCAAGGTGTTTCAGAATTTTTAGCAAGGTGTTTTGGATAATGGACTTAGTAGATTTATTAACAGAAAAAAATATATATTATAAAAAGTCTAATAACCCAAGCGAAATACTTATTACTTGTACTTCTGGTGAGCATGTAGATAAAGATCCTAGTTTAAGTTATAATCTTGAAAAAGATATGTTTCATTGTTGGAGTTGTGGTTTTAAAGGTGGTAAACGCAGATTCTTAGAGAGTATAGGTGTTAGTAGTGCTATAACTTTTGAAACTAAACAATCATTTAAGATTCAAAAACTTAAAACTAAAATACAGAAATTAATGGAATTAAATGAATGTACTATGCCTACAGAATACAGAGCATGGAGTCAAACATATAAAGGAATAAAGATAGAAACTTTAAAAGAGTTTGAGTTTTTCACTACTTCTGAAATGGGATTTGAAGATTATATCTGCTTACCAATTTATCAATTTGGTAAATTAAAATTTATTGAGGGACGATATAGATTTAACTCTAAAAATAAACCAAAATATAATCGCAAACCAAATGGAGTTAATGTTAATAATATAGCTTTTCCATTAGATAAACTAGAAGATAAGTCAAAAGTTATTATTGTAGAAGGCATATTTGATATGCTAAACCTTTGGCAACACGGAGTAAAAAATGTTCTTTGTGTTTTTGGTACACAAAACTTTAGTGATGCTAAAGTAAAACTATTTGATGATGTCGGCATTAGAAACGTTCAAATAATGTTTGATGGGGATGCTGCAGGACAAAGTGCAGCAACAAAAATAAGAAATTTATTAACTAAAAATAATATTTCATCTTCTATTATTAAACTTCCGCTAGGAAAAGATCCTGGTCTATTAATGGCAGATGAAATAAAATCTCTATTGTCTAATGGATAAAAAATTGATACAATGATGTATAAATTAAAAATGAGGAATAATAATGAGTAAAAGAGTTGCATTTGTTTATCCAGCAAAGATAAACAACCCAGACAAAGCATTAGCTAAATTTATGGATAAGCATATCAGTGACGAAGCTGATTATGTATTTCTTTGTTCACAAGAAAAAGAAAAAATCTTAAAAAAAGATATAGATTGCGATATTGAACAACTTAAAAAAGATTATGAAGTAGTAGTACCTATCGGTGCAGAAGCACTAAAATATGTTTGTGGACTTACAGGTATTACAAAATATAATGGAATGTTTATTGAAAAAAAATTCTTACCACTGATCAATCCTTCTATGGTTGTATTCAAGCCTCAATATGAAGAAGATATTATCAAAGCATTTAACATGTTAAGTAAGATTCTACTTGGAGAAGTAGATAATACTACTCACGAAAAAGATTATAGATTTATAGATACTCGTGCAGGATTTGAAGAATATTTTGCTACATTGAAACAAGCTAATCCAATTGTAGTTGATATTGAAACTTCTGGGCTTAACCCAAGAAGTTCAAATATACTTGGAATTGCTTTGAGTACAAATCCACACGAAGGTATTTACGTATCAGCAGAAATTTGTCATGCCTATAAAGAACAACTACATGATTTATTTGCTACTAGAAAATGTATATTCCATAATGGTAAATTTGATATGGGATTTTTAGAATATGAATTTAATTTTGATTTTCCCGATTTTGATGACACAATGCTGATGCATTATTGTTTAGAAGAAGCTGTAGGTACACACGGTCTTAAACCTCTTGCTTTAAGATTTACAGATTTAGGTGATTATGAAAAAGAATTAGATGATTACAAAAAAGTATTTTGTCGTAAAAATAAAATCAAACTAGAAGATTTTAACTATGGTATGATTCCTATTGATATTCTAGCTCCTTATGCAGAGCGCGATGCTGATGCTACTTTTCAATTATATAATAAATTTTGGCCTTTAATTGATAGAAGTGAAGGCTTTACCAAACTGTATAAAGAAATTTTACTTCCTGCAACTTCTGCACTAATGCGTCTTGAAAAGAATGGAGGTTATATTGATACCTCTATGCTTCAAACTGTTAAAGAAAGCTATGAAATTGATATTGAAGAGTGTATCAATGAAATTTCTATGCACGAAGCAGTACAACGTTATGAAAAATTAAATGAGAAAACATTTAATCCAAATAGTACAATGCAACTACGTGAAGTATTCTTTAAGATTCTTAGACTAAAATCAACTAAAAAGACATCTACAGGTGCAGAATCTACGGATAAAGAAGTTTTACAAGAACTTAACCACCCTCTTGCTGAAGCTATTCTTGATTTGCGTGAAAAGACTAAACTTACTAATACATATTTATCTAATATTCAAAATGGTGTAGATGCAGATAGTCGCTTGCGTTCTGGTTTTAATATTCACGGAACAACATCAGGTCGTTTATCTTCAAGTGGTAATCTTAACTATCAAAACATCCCTCGTGATAATAAAGATATTAAGAAAATGTTTAGGGCAAGACCCGGATTTAAGATTATGCAGTGTGACCTTCAAACAGCTGAGGTATATTATGCAGCAGCACTAAGTAATGATAAATTCTTACAACGAGCTTTTATTGAAAAACTAGATTTTCATTCTTATATCGCAAAACAAATCTTTAATCTGCCTTGTGACGTTAATGAAGTAAAATCTACTTTTGGAGATAAACGTCAACATGCTAAAGCTATTACTTTTGGTATTATGTACCAAGCAGGTCCTGCTAAGATTGCTGAGACTGCTGGAGTAGGATTTACAGAAGCAAAATCTTTTATTAACAAGTATTTTAATGAAGCGTATAATCTCAAACGCTGGATTGATAGTGCTAACCGACAAATTGAGAATAATGCTTATATTTATTCTTATTTTGGTCGTAAACGTAGATTACCAGAATCTCGTTCTCCAAACCAAGGAGTTGCTAAACACGCAGTTCGTTCTGGGGTTAACTTTTTAGTTCAATCAGTTGCGTCAGACATTAATGTTCTTGGTTTAATAGATGCTATGAAATGGATTGATAAAAACAACTATAATGATGATATATTACCTTTTACAGTAGTTCATGATTCTATTGTTGCTGAAGTTAAAGAAGATCTTTGTACCGAGTGGGCAATTAACTGCACTAAGTCTCTTCAAACACCTAGAGGTGTAGAAATTGAAGGATGTCCTATTGGTGTGGATTTCGAAATTGGATCTAGTTGGGGAGAATTAGAAGGATTTAATTATGATTAGTAAAACAATTGATAAAATTATATACCCTGCTTTTGCTTTAAAGGAAATCCCTTATAAAGTATACTATACCGATACGGATATAAGGATTACAAAGCAACCTGAAGGTAAAGAATTTATGTTTGATATTATGGTAGATAATATAGAATCATATGTTGAAAGACTTTTTTATATGGAAGAAGAAATAGAAAACAGGATTCAATTTGATTATACTATTTTAAATAAAGAACAGTTAGTATTTAGTTATGAAAAAATTGGCTGGTGTGTTGATTCTGTAGGTAAAATATATAATTTAACTTATAAACAAAATTTACCTGTAGAATGTAGAAAAGTAAAGAAAATAAAAGATAACTCTATTTGGTTAGACAAAATTTTAGCTCCTTTTAATCTTAAAATACCCGTAGATAATAGTAATATTGATGAGTTATGGGCTACTATAGTATTTATTAATAATGAATGGTTTATAAAAAGCTTCTCATATGAATATGAAAATTTTAGTGATTATATAGTTATATGACAGATAAAATTAAAATAACGTATGCAGAATTATCAGATAAGATATATATTAATGCTACAGATATTGACGATATTGATAAATTTGAGAGAGCGTATAGTTACATACTAGACGATGTAGCTTTTTATACTTATGACTATGATGAAGAAGAAGATGTATATTCTGTTCCCTCAAACTCTTACTATAAATTAGAAATTGAAAAATATACCGATAAAAGAAATTTTTTTGCAAACGAAGAGAGTAATTATTTTAATTTTGCTGGAAATTTAAGACAAGAACAACAAGACGTTGTTGATGCTTTCTTTAAGATAGGCAGAGTCCGTAGTGGATTATTTCAAGCACCTTGTGGTTGGGGTAAAACTTATGCAGCTTGCTCTTTAATTGCTCAAGCAGATATGCCAACTCTAATAATTGTTCACACTAAATTATTATTTAAACAATGGCAACAAGAATTAGAAAAATTAATACCAAACGCAAACATTGGTTATATAGGTGATGGAGATTTTAAACTTACAAATTTAACTGTTGGTATATATAAAAGTGTTCATAATAATATGGAACAAATTAGGGATAAGTTTAGTCTTATATTTGTAGATGAAGCCCATCTCTGTCCTGCAGATTTATTTTCTACTACAGTAAATAATATCAATTGTAAAATTAAAATAGCTGTTACAGCAACTCCTCGTAGAAAAGACGGAAAACATATTGTTTTAAATGATTTTTTTACGCCTTTTAGAGTACTTGCTAGAGATGAAAAAGAGCATGAAACTCCTAGAGTAGAACTGATACACACCGATGTTTCTTTTAATGTTATAGAACCAAAAAGAGATTGGTCTAGACAAATGAATAAAATTACCCAAAGTAAAGCGTTATTATCTCTTATAGCAAAAGAAGCTACTCAAGATATTGCAAACGGTAGGTGTTTATTAATTTTATCTGAAAGAGTTGATATGCTAAAAACTCTTCAAAAAATGATATACAAAAGTGTATTGCTTATAGGAGAAACTAATGAAGAAGATAGAAAAGAAATATTAAAAACAGCTGGAACAAAGTATATGGCTATACTTTCTACAAAAATATTTGATGAAGGTATATCCTGCCATAGATTAGATACATTGTATTTAACTTGCCCTAATAATAATCCAATAAAATTAGAACAAAGAATAGGTAGAATTATCAGGGAACACCCAGATAAAAATGTGCCTTTAATAAAAGACTTTTGGTTTAAAGGAGCAATAGTAAATAACCAACAAAGAAAAAGATTAGCGTGGTATCAAAACAGGAGCTATATATTATGAAATATAAGTTTAACTGGTTTGACTTAAAATTAAAATCCAATTACGAACCAGAATCTATATTAATCTTGACATATGCCCTGACAAAAAGTTATAATTCTATAATAGCTTGGAATTCAAAACACTTAATGAATTCTTTAAAAATTGGCAGAATACCTAGTACATTATTTAAAAGAAAATTACTAATAAACTCTAAAAAAGGCATTATAGGACGTTATGAAGCAGATTATCCTGATGCTTATTTTAAAAATAAAAGATTCTTATTTTTAGATATTCCTTTAACTTATAAAATAAAATATATTTATTTATTGGGACATAGAAAAATATCTAATGAAAATGATTATCTAGACGTAGATAGTTTTAAAAACGAAATTATTGCAAACTTAGATAATCCACTGTTAAAACACGAAAAAAACAACGTAAAATTCATATATGAAGGAGAATGATCATGGTATCATGGGACAAAACACAAGGAATTAAATCACAAGGCTCTGGAGAAAGAAAAGAAATTCAAAGAATTACTCTTCAAAACGGAGATAATAAACTTAGACTAATTGGAGAAGTAATGCCTCGTTATGTATATTGGCTTACTACTAAAGACGGAAAACGTATGCCTGTTGAGTGTTTAAAATTTGATAGAAACACAGAACAGTTTTCTGGTACAGAAGATCCTTTTGACGAAGTATCACAAGATATTTATGCAGATAAACCTCAATTTGCATATGTATGTAATGTAATTGATCGTAACGATAATCAAGTTAAACTTTTTGATTTAAAAGCTACTATCTATCGTCAAATAGTAGATTTTGCAAAAGATGCTGAGTATGGTAATCCAGCAGACGAAACTAGTGGTTATGATATCACTATTGTAAAAGAAAAAACAGGACCGCTTCCACAAAATGTAAAGTATACTGTTAGACCTGCTCGTGCTTCTACAGCCTTAACAGACTCAGAAAAAGAAGCAGAACTATTTGATCTAGATCGTATCTATAAAAGACCAGACTACACTGAACAAAAGCGTTGGCTACTAGAAAATACTACTCTTTTTGCGGGTGAAGATGACAACTCTTTTTCACCAGAAAGCGTTGAGGACTTAGACTAATGGCAAAAAAATATAAGCTCTCTGATATTTTAGAAGAGAATAAAAACTCAAACAATAAAAAACAACCACAACAGAAAAATGATGGAAAAGCTATGTCTTTACCTGCGGCTATTAAGCACGTAGAAGGTAATCAAGTAACTATTGATACTTCGATGCTAAGACAACATAATATCTTTTTCGCTACTCCTTGCTACGGAGGGCTTATAACTGATCAATTCTTTTTGAGTATGTTTAAAACTACACAGACTTTAATACAACATGGTATTAATTTTAGATTAACAACACTAAGAAATGAAAGTTTAATCTCTAGAGCAAGAAATATTCTTACAGCTATGTTTTTAGAAAGTAATTGTACCCATTTAATGTTTATTGATGCTGATATAGAATGGGAACAAGATGCTATTATTAGAATGTTAGCTATGGATAAAGATCTTATAGCTGGAGCATATCCTAAAAAAACACTACCTATTGATTATGCTATTAATTTAAAATTTGTTGATAAAGAGCGTAAACAAGTAAGAGTTGAAAATGGCGCAGTAGAGGT